TACCTCTAAAGTTTGGTTGAACAGCCATGTTTATCTCCTATTTGCTTCCTTGTTGTATAAAAACAAAGAAATATCAACGCACAAATTAGTATCGACCAAAGCCAATCCCATCATCAAGCTCACCTTCGATCATATTTGTAAGCTCATTCATCTTGCCTTTCCAAAACCACATTCGCGCAAAAGGCAGATTCCGAATGATTTGCTTAGTCCCTTCTCCAATATTACCTGTTGTTAGATCATAAACACCACGACCTAAATCAAGACCAATACTAGGACCAGCACCAAGAACACCAGTAGCAGCTTCTAATGCGTCTGGTTCTTGTGGGAATCTTGGCTGAAGAACACCAGCAGTAATGTTTGGCCCACCCAACGCCAAGCTAGTAGACATAGCAGTATAGAAAATATCAGAGTAAAGAGCAGCAACACCTGAGTAATCAAATGCTCTAGCAAACTGATCTTGAAACTCCATCTCAACAAAGTCAGGTGTTTTATATTGCAACACCATATAGCCAAGACCTATGGACATAGCAGTACCAATCCACTGATTCTTTAACTGTCCATGTCCATAAGCAGCAGTAATCTTGTTCAAAGCAGCAAAGCTATAACTATAGAACTGGAAGGGTAAGCCAAGAAGAGCATTCTCAATACGAGCATACCCCTTAAATTCTTTGTCCTCTTTCATTCCAAACTGACGAGCAACACGCATAGGAATGTAAACAATACCATCCGTAATTATTGGCTTATCAGCAGGTGTACCCATTAAGATTGTATTCATAATTCCAGAGCTAAGAGCATTACGGAATGTGCGTACTGTTTCTGGATCGACCCTTGCTTGCTTTTCTATTTCGGCAACAGCTAAATCATTTATTGCATTCTCATATGCAACCTTGTCTGCTTTTTTTCTCATATCAAAGCCCATAGCTTTGGGCCTGTTTAAAGAGTGCATAATTTCGTGCATTTTAACAAAGGTTACATAATCTTCTGGGCTATTAATTATGCCTTTTTTAATTGGCTTTACGCCTTCGGTTCTGGGATTTTCCCAACCACGCTCAGGCCACATTTCTTCTATAATGTGTTCTTCATCAATGTATATTTTGTTTTCTGTTTCTCTGTAGAAGGCTGGTTTATATCTGTCTCCATCAAAAGTATTTGTTGGCCCAGAAATAACATCGGCTGTTGTCGCAGGAAACTCAATGGTGTTTGTCCATGCTTCAGTGTTTGCCATGTAAAAGCCAGCTTCTGACTTTTGCCATGGTGCATTGGCAATTTTCTTAGCGTCTTCCAAATCAATATTATATCTAAGGAGATATTCTTGCTCTTGCTTTGTTGCTTTACCTTGAGTCCAGCGCACTGAGTAATCAATCAAAGTATGAGAGCGCATCATAGCGTCAAAGTCTTTGAAGATTTTAGTAATAGGACCAAGACCATTTAAAAGATAAAACGGACTTTTAGCTCTGTCTAAAATATCAGACCTAAATGGATTGTTATTTACATCATCAACAAGACGCAGATGCGCAGAGTTCATAAGATTATCTATACCTTCAGCCGCAAGTCTTCCTTCTTTAGCGCCCATTTTTAGCTGGTTATTTTTCATTATAGAAAACAAACCACGGAATGTTGGCCCTAAACCATGTTCCATCATAATCTTAGCTGGTTCAGTCATTGTAGAAATTCCAGCAGAACCAAGATAGTTTAGCTGTGCAAGGTTGCGTAATATTCTAGCTGTAGTTTGACTACGACTGTCAGGATCACGTAGCAAGCCACCAATAACACGCTTATAAAGATGGCGCATATCTTTCATAGCAGCATGTGCTTGCGCTTGTGTTTTACCAGCATCCATCATTTGATTGAATACATCATCCAAAACATCATCAATTGTATCGCCGCCAAACATACGCGCAAACTCATATCTAGCGCCTGTACGCTGAGTGTATGCCTTCATAACTGCAACTGGATTTGTTTGAATATAATCCAAAACAAGTTCATTCGGTATATCTACCAAGCGGTGCTTAAAGTGCTTTGATTTGCCAGCACCATAATATCCTATTTCTGGGTCTAGGATGTCCTTAATCCCAAGAATAGTATCAACAGTTTCATCAACGCGCCCTCTAATCGCCTGTTCAGAAGTATCTAGCATTACCCTAGAAGATTTACCGTCTTTACCGCGAACAATTACAGAAGGATTCTTTGTGTACCATTCTGTTAGAATCCGCTTAAAGTCTTCTAAGTTTGCCTTAATTGCATCCTGATCCCAATATCTAGGACGAAATAGTTTTTCATTAGGAGGTAGGACAGGACCAGCTTCCTTAATGTCATCAAGGATTGCTCTAGCTTCAGTAACTTCATCAGAGTAACGACGAACCTGCGCTTCTAATCTGGCAATATAATCAGGTGATCTAGCAGTTTGTAAACGCTTTTGAGCATCTTCTATTCGTCTTTCACGACCAATAATAAATTTCTCATAGTAAGGCGCAGAGCCAATTAATCCTTGCTCATTAAGGCGCTGCTCCCAGTTCTCATAAAACTTATTAAGACTTGCCATTGCTCTAGCTTCAAAGTCATCGGCTGGCGCAATGCCACGCATAGCCTTGCTATCAACACCCTCAAGCCAAGTCTCAAAGCTCTTACGATTAAAGGTGTAATCAAGGGGATTTACAACACCTTTGCCAGTGCTTTCGCCCCAGATGTTTAGTGTTTCATCATATACTCTAATCCATTCGCCTTCGAGCAGCTTTGCATTTTGGTAAACTGAGTTTCCTATTTTTTGACCTTGCTTATTGGCTGCAAGCAAAATGCCTGAGTCATTGGCAATCTTTAGTGTTGTTAGCTTTACAGAGTTAGGAATGTTGTCGTTTGTAAGAATCCGCTTTACTGGTGTAGTTACACCTTTATAAAGCCAAGAATCTGTAAATAAACTTGGAGCTATTTTGCCTTCTGGCTCTTCACCTTCTGGTGAGATTGCAGTTCTTAGATTATCTATTTCAATTTGTGCGTCTTGCTGTGCAGCAAGTCTTCTTTGCATTGGGATAGTTACAAGCCCAGAAAGAGCGCCACCAATCAATGCAGCAGAACCAATATTAATAGCAGCCTCTTCTGGCGTTGCTAGAGGGTCTAGAGGGTACCTAACAGCTTCTTGGGCAGTAACTACTGCACCAGTTGCTAATGCGCCTCTAGCAGCCGTTTTAGCGAATGTAGCGGCAGGGGCAAAAGGTATTGCTACATAATTAATAGGATCAAATACTTCAGCAGCAAATTGAGCAAAGAAACCAGATTGAGCTAAAGTTTCTCTAGTTTTAAATCCAGCCTCTAAATTACCGATAAGATAATCCATATGCTCTTGATTTGTCGCCCTAAGAAGATAAGAGCCAAATGGCTTTAGATTCTCAGGAATATTATCAATTGCTCTGTAACCATCTTCTGGAACATCTGGAAAGCGAGACTGCTCTTCAAGATAATTCAGAACAGGATTGTACTTATAAGCAAGGCTTGCCTTAACAGTATCTATAAAATCAATCTCAGGAGAAGGGGCTACTCGCGTACCAGCCTCAAGACTTCTGACTATATCTAAACCATTTTGCATTTAACCACCAAACGGAGAAGTAAGAATTGCACTAGGAACTTTGTCCAATCTTTTCTGACCTTCTATAAGCTGTTGCCTTTGCTCATTTTCTTTTCTTAATTCTGCTTCTAACTCAGCAGCCTTTGCATCGTAATAATCAGAAATATCATTCTTATTAAATGTTGGCAGCCAAAGCTGACCCCCCTCTGCTTTAAGAACTTCTTCTTCAGTCCTAAGGGGTTTGCCTCGTGAGTCTGATCTATAAATCAAAGGTCTTAATTCATTGTTCTTATCAATAAAATAAGCCTGATAAAAAACATCACTACCAACTGGAACTGGAACTAACTTAATTTGTTTTATATTTTGCTCTGGTCTTGTGTCTGTTTCCCATGACGCAACTGGTAATTCATCAATTTCACCAAGGGCAAAAGAAACAATCTCACCATCAATCTCAATATTTTTTGGTAGCTGCCTATTTACCGCAGAAAGAAAAGCAATCCTTGCTTCATCATCACCTTTAAAATAATTCTCTAATGAGTGCCTTGATTTTGATACATTACCCATAGGCAATGCAGGATCGGCAATATATTCCGATGCAATATATTTTTCATCTAAAATTCTTTGTGCTTTTTCTTTGGCAACCTCTAATGAAGCGCCAGATAGAAGATAATAATCTAGCGTAGTTTTTATTTCTGTAGCTAAAGTTGGATCATTCTTTGTAATTTTATTAGCAACAGAAATTAAAGAAATCTTTTCACCCTTTTTATTGACCAATTGATTTGATCTATTCTGTCTGCCAGCTTCACTTAGCTGCATTTTCTTAAGATTAACCGCAATCTCAGCTATGGGCGTTTCTGTATCCCTAGAAAGATTAATAACATCATTTAAAAAAGCACGATCATCAAAAGAAATAGAATCTCCAAAAGCACTTTTTGGCAAAGCATTGTATAAAGATATAAACGACTGAGCATTTGTGTTAAACTGCCCACTTGTTATAGCTTTTAAGCCATCAACAAGACGATCAGAAACAGCACTGCCAACAATAGGAAGATACAAACTCTTTTGTGCATCAGTCCAAGATGAAAAGTTTTCAACAGGAAGTTTCGCCCTATCCAGAATTGTGTCAGTAGCCTGTCTGTCTTTAGCAATATTAGAGTTACCATTTCCAGAAAGGATTCTTACACTTCGATTAACTTCTTCCAGTTGATCTTCTCTTTGTTTCTCTTGTTCTTTAACTCTTACATTAAGAGAGTTTATATCTGATAAAACCGCCTCTTTATCTTCTGGTGTTGTTACTTTTAAGATAGCATCGCCAACAGCAATAGTCGCATCAGAAAGCTGATCTCTATCTTTGCCATCTGTTGCTACATACAAGTTCAAGTTATTTAACTGAGCAGAAGATGCTCCCTGTGCAATAAAACCAGTGACTTCATTCTTAGCCATTGATTTACGCATAGAAGAAAGAAGACCATCAATATCAGTGGCAGTCAAAGCAAAAGCATTAGCTCGCAACTTTTTCTCAAGATTTGAGTAAACGTCAGGCGTAACTCCGCGCGTTATTGCATTTGAAACTTCTCTTGTTAAATCAAGCTCTAGGATTCTATTGTCTCTTTTTTCTTTAAGAGAATCTTTTCCTGAGTTGAGAATAGACTGGGCTTTATCTTTTATTTCTTGATTATCTAAGAAGTCAGAAGCGTGTAGCTCATCAATGATGCTTCTTTGTCTTGGGGTTAAAAGCTCTCGACTATAGTTAGGATTTTGAAGCGCAGCCTTTGCAGAGTCAATATTCTCCTCAAGTCCAAGCTCTGTAAGGAATGGCTCTATTAATTTTAACTTTGCATTATTGCGCTCTTCTCTTAAACGACCCGCCGCAACTCTTGCATCTTTACCATAAACACCAGATTCATAATTTTTTTGAAATCCAGGAATTTTTTCAGTTCCTTGATCTAATGTTTTGTAATGATTTTTTATTGTATTAAAGGCACTGTTAATTGCAATTGGTGGGTGAGGACCAAAAAGATCAATGCCCTCAGTTGTATTATATGCTACATAAGCTGAAATATCAGAAAATGTATCTACAGATTCTTCAAACTTAAGAAAGTCAATTCTAGCTTGCTCTTCAACACTAGCCTGTATTGCTTTTTGCTCATCTGCATAAGCAGCATCATAATCAGAAGAAACACCAGAAGCGTAATTAATTATTGCTTGCTTTTCGCTAGGATTAATAAATTCAAGAACCTTCTTAACTTCAGCTTCATCTAAAGCAATTCCTTTAGTTCCACCACTTTGAAGGTAAGCAATAAGCTGACTACGCTCCATTGGCGTAGCTGTTTGTTTCATAAGGTAGTCAATGCCACCAAGAGCAATAGCTTTATCATAGCCATTTGCTACGCGCTGATCATCACCAGCATTAAAATTAGGAAGCGCAGAAGCAATACCATCACCCGCAGCACCAACATTCTTATTCTTAATTGCTATAGCAGATTCAAAGTCACCAGCCGCAGCCGCAGACATAGCTTCATCTTGATTATTAGAAATAGAAAGAGAAAGCTGAGAAGAAGCATTTGCCCTCGCTCTAGCAACAACCTTCTCTTGAATATTTAATTTTGTAAGAGCCAGATACTTAGCGCCAGTAGATTCAATGTAAGCCTCATACTTACCGCCAGAGTTATTAGACATCTGACCAATGTAATCGCTCATAGCTTCGTCATAAGACTCAGGAGCAAACTGATATTTTAAAGCAAGCTCTTTTGCTTTAAGCTGCATTTCAGTATTTATTGAGTCCTCAAAACGCTGGTCAATAACACGCTGATAGGCTTCAGCAGCAATCTGTCCAAATCCTTGTGGTGCTTTATATGCCTCTGGTTTGCCAGTTGTAGGGTCAATAGTTGTTAGCTTTTCCTGTTCAGCCGCAAGAGCAACATCAACACCCTTCTTTTCAGCAGCCCTTGCTGCATCCCTAAATGCAAGGTTAGCCATTGTTCCAGCCGCTTGGCTAATAGCTTGGCCTACTGAAGCTGCACCAGCATCGGCTCGAACAACTCCGACTGGCTGATTAAAGATTTGGGTTCTTTGTCTAATTACAGCCATTATTTACCACCACCGCCTAAACGCTTTCCCGTAGCAGGAATTTTAACTTTTTGATACTGATAACCAGCCTCTGCCATAGTACCAACCGCGCTAAACAGAGAGGAGTAAAGAGCATTGCGACCACGACGTTTCTCAGCCATAGCCATCATATCAGCGCGTAAATCTTCTGCTCTTGTTTGACGCGCTATCCTACCAAGGTCTTGACCAGCTATTTCTTCCTGCCTTCTTAAGAATGCTTCAACACTGCGATCAGCCCCAATATCACGACCCTGTGCCGCAAATGCGGCAAGGTTTGCAGAAGTTGCTAGATCATATTCCTCACGCCTTGCTCTGGCTTGCTGCATTGCAGTAACTTGATTTTCCTTTTTTTGCGTTTGCATTTGAAACGCATTGAGCTTTGCTTCTTCTTGTTGAGCCTTACCAGCCATTACTGTGCCCAAAACACTTACAGCAGTACCCGCTAGAGCTAAAGGCGCTGCTAGTGCTGGATTTAAAAATACTGCGCCAGAAAGTGGATCAAGTGCCATTAAACTATTAACTCCGTAACTATTCCATTTACTTGCATAGTAAGCGGATCATCTTGTTCAATCGTAATCTGCGGATCACGACTATACCCCAAAGAACGAAACTCCTTCTTACCAGTAAATCCAGCAGCCATTGAAGGCTTTCTGCTATTTACCTTAACTGAGTTTGCATTCTTTAAGTCCAAAACAATATTGGTAATACCTCTTGGTGTTCCAGTTGCAGGTCCACCACCCATAGAAGCATCAACCGCATTTGTAATTATCTTCGCTGTGTACTTCTTACCCACATAAGCATGAGTGTAATTCTCAGCAGAGTATGCAGAAAGATCAACCTGATTGCTTCCATTTACAGTAAATGCACCAAGAGAATACTGAGTAGAGTTCTTGATTGCTATTACATCAACAGAATCCCCAGAAGTATACACCGAACTTACATCAATAAGATGCGTTGGCGTTGAATATTGATAAATTCTAGCATTACCTGAATCAACATAATACATTTTTAAATCATCGCTTTTAAAAAATATGGCTTGTCCAGTTGATCCCTGACTATTTACAGAAAAAGAAATGTTATCATATGATGCTGTGGATATATCCCAAGCCGTAGATAATGAATATTGATAAACAGAATCTTCAGAAGAAGGAGATAAAAATGTTCCCAATATAAACATTTTCTTTCCATCAGAAGTAAATTTTACATCTAAAGGACTATCATAAGGCTGTGAACTTAAATCTAAGGTTTGAGAGTATGAAGCTGTAGAAATATCCCATGCTGTGGACAACGTAAATTCAAATGCAGAAGTATTTAAAACTCCCGTTATAAAAACTTTTGTCCCGTCTGGCTTGAAAAATAACCCGCTTGGAGATGTATCAAAGATACTAACCGAAAAAGTTACTTCCGCAGCAGCCGTAGAAATATCCCATGCTGTTGATAAAGTGCGCTCACTAATCACAGCAGTTCTAACACTATAAAGTTTTGTTCCATCTGATTTAAAGAATAAATTATTTGGATTAGAACCCATTCCTGTCAATGTTTGTACAAGTGATGCAGTAGATAAATCCCAAGCTGTACTTAGACTAAACTCATCAACATTATCATCAGTTGTTCCAGTTATATAAAGTCTAGTTCCATCTGGTTTAAAAAATAAACCGCTTGGAGTAGCATCTTGTGCAGAAATGTCTAATGCAATAGAATCATAACTTGCATTAGAAAGATTAGAACTTGCTTCAGTAATAGAGTTATATAGCCAGAAATCTAAGCCAACTTCAGTATCAAACTCACAGAGTTGCAAGTTACCATCTGAGTCATACACATTAGCAAATATACGATCCTCAATAGCGCAAACAGAACCAAAGGTTCCAGCCGTTGTTACTCTGGTCCAAGCCGCTCTGCGCTCCGCTCTGTTCGAAGTAAACAAGACCATTTCACCATTAGTCATGGTAAATGCAGCATAAGAATCTGGCAAACCAAAACCACTGTGCGCAACAGCAGCATACTTTGGAGTATTAATTAAATGAGAGGCAATCGTAGAAATAGCAACAGAGCTATACGCATCCTCTGCATCGGTATAAAGATACTCGCGTATAATCTTGCCGTTTAACTCACAAAATATTGTAGCCCCATCAATTTCAACTGGCTTTACAAACTCAGTGCCAAATGGTGTTTGCTTTCTAATCTGGGCATTTGTTGGCGTGATTGCTTGGTTAAGATACGTTGGCACATAGAGTTCGCTTGACGCGGTAAACACTTGCAAGTCACGATTGGAAATCAAATACCGTATTTCATTCACATCGCCTGTTGCTGCAATAAGATTGATAGAATCCGCATCAGCAGCCTCACCAACATCAAAGTTAAAGTATTCCCCAATCTTACTAAACCAAAGTGCATCAGGTTCAGCTATTGTACCACCGTAAACCAATCTGTTTTCATGGAAGGTAACAGCAGCAGGGTATCCTCGTTTTGCTGAGAATGATTGCTCATCCCAATTTGCTGTAGGTGAATGCGTTGTAATTGTTACATAACCACCACCATCCGCAGCAGAAGATGCCGATCCACCCGCAGTAAATGTAAAGGTGTTTTCGTCAATAATACCATTTACAGTTCGAGCGCCATTTAATTGACCAGTATTAATACCACCAACAGAAGAAGCATTTGATATAGTAATACTTTCGCCACCAGAAAAACCATGAGCCAACATAGTAACTTCTACAGTTGCACTGCCATCAATAGTACGAAGTGGATTCAAAACAGATAACCGCGTTGATAATTCATCAACAACATCGCCAGTTGCTTGAGTAGCAGATTGAACACTGGTTATTGTAATTTCATTCCCACTATATCTTACCGTTACTCCAACGTGCAAAGAGTCCAAATAATTTCCAGCAGTTTGTGTCCCTGTGGTATCCCAATAAGCAGTGCTGGTTGTTAATGTAATTCCAGTGCCAGTTGTTGCACTAGGATCAAGTGTTACCCCTTGACTTTGAAACTTAGAGTAAGGCTGAAACGTAACGCTGTTATCTAGTCGCTGATCAAAGGTGTAAGTGCTAAGTTCAAATGTTGTAAGGCTCGTTCTTGTTAGCAGTCTAGGTGCAAACAATGGATGGCATATCCACATGACATCGCCGCGCTGCGTTGCTGTATATTGTTTTAAGTAATCTTCATCGAATGGCAAAGCGGCTGCGCTCGTATCTTGAGTAAGAGTAGCTACAAGACTTACTGTGCCATCTGTTAAAAGTCGAAAGCATCTTACCCTTAAATGCTCTACAGATATAATATACTCTTCATTCTGATCAAAAACAAAAGGGAACAAATGAGATTGTTCTTCTTTGTTTATATAATCAAGCGTAGCGGTAACACCAACTTTTAAGTTAAAGTTTGTGGGTGCGGTGTTTATCGAAACAGCAGTTACAGTCTTGAAGGATTTAGTGCTTGTATAACTAAGAACACTACTACCATCATCTAATTCAATAACTTCTGTTTGAGCTAATCCATATATATCTGTACCTGTAATTGTTACATCAAGAAGTCCAGCAGGGGGACCAAATCCAGGAGCAGCATTGTTTTCAATATAAAATGTAATAAATCTTCCAGCGTCACCAAAAGAAGCTACACCTCCAGAAACAAAAACCCCATCTAATGGCATGTTTGTTGTTGATCCGTCATTTGTAAATAAAAGGGTAATACCATCGTCATCGGCAGTGCCAGTGCCATCAGAAGCAACATATCTTAATCCATAGTCATAGATATGTTTTAGGCCGTATCTTTTTTTCAAAGAGCCTTCCGCAGTAACCACCATGTTCTCTACGCGCTGCGCGGATGCAGGATACACCGCAGTATCAGTTCTCATTACTAATGAATCACTGACTTCTCCAAACTGAAAGCTGTTCTGAGCAACTCTAACTTTTTGCATCAACTACGCCTTTCAGCAATAAACCTCGATGTGTGGAGTTTTCTGGTGGTCTGTTGTTGTGAATCCAGACGCCTTGCCTTTATAAGTTGGCGCTCTGCCTTTTCCTCAAAAGCAGTTGCCAATGAAGCATCCCTAGCAACAGACATAGCAAGCATTGAAGCAACAGATAGCTCAACACCAGTAATAAAATAAGAAGGCCAGTTAGCCTCATCCGCTCTAAAGATATAATCAGCAATCACAGTATCAGTTGTTGTTGCATCACAAAACGCATTGCCTTCATAAATATCATATTCAATTGGCAGGTCTTGGATTGTAATGACTGAAATCATCAAAGAGTCTGCTGGCAGCGCATAAGAAGCATCCCAGCGTGTTAAAGGTGCAGTGCCATTTCTGGTAAGCTGCGCTTGTTTAGATGCAAACCTCCATCTTGTGCTGGTCAAAAGACCCTGAGCAATATCCTCATATACAGCATTAGCAACCGTTGCCTCGGCAGTAGAGTCACTAAATGAAGAAATAGCATCACCGCCAATCAGGAGGGATGCTCTCGAACAAATTAATAATGGTGTGTTTGCTATCGTTGGCATGGCAGTATGGGGGCCGAAGCCCCCATTCCCTTATTAGTCGCCGTCTGTTTCTGCAACAGCCGTACCATCAGATACGTCAACCACAGTACCAGTATTCGACAAAACAGTGACAAAGTTTGTAGTCGGAACGTTTGTATCACGGACAACAATCAAATCACGAACAGCAAGCATATTTGCTGCGTTATTGAAATAACCCGCTGTATTTACATCTGCGATAGGATCAGCAGATGTGTACATCCAAAGACTACCGTTTGAGTCACCACCAACGCGAGTTAGTCCACTTGCACTAAAAGCCATTTTCTAACTCCTTAGTTATTGTCTAGGACTTCAAAGACACCATCGTCATCAATAACGACAGCACCCATTGACATCATAGAGGTTGCAAGATGTGAAACTTTTTCTGGAACATAGTTAACTTCTGTCTGAACGTCAGAGTTAATACCAAGTCCAACGGCAGTTGTGTGGTATGCAAAGTTCTTACCACCAGCAACAGCAGACGTTGAGAAAATCTTGAAGCCCAAGAACTCTTTCATTGTCATGCCGCCAGCATATGGCAGATTCTGCGGTCCAACAAAGTCAGAAGATGCGAACTCGTTGATTGCATACAAGTCAGCAAAACCAGCAGGAGACATAGCAAGATA